TCGCGGTGGCGTGCACGTGTAGGGTGCGCTGCGCCCGGTCATAGTCTGCCCATTTGAGGGCGACGCATTCGCCGATGCGTAGGCCGGTGCCAGCTAGTACGCGCACCATGTCGGGGAACCAGAAATGCGCCCGGCCGGAGCCGGTGATGTTGGGTGCTGAGGCGGCATCTACAATGTCGATAATCTCCCTGACTTCGGCCGGGGCTAGGGCGCGCGACTTTTTCCGTGGGGTGTGCGGCACACGGGTAGCGGCGGCCGTATTGTACGGTATGGTTCCTGATCGCACGGCCTCTTGCATGATTAGGTTTAGGACTGTCCGGACTGTTTTAGCGGCCCATACGCCACCGATAGTAATTCTTTTGCCGTTGATGCTTGTTACCCGTCTGGGTTTAGCTGCCGCAGTTATGATGCGGTCGAGCGTGGGCACGGTGCATTCGATTAGCTGCAGGTCTCTCCATTCGGTGAGATGAAGCCGTACCATCTGTTCACGCTGTTTAACAGTGTTGTGAGATTTCCCGGCTGTGTATGTGTCGCGCCAGACGTCGATTGCGTCGCCTAGTGTCTGGGGCGCGGTTGGGCCGCTAGCGTGTGCCGCGATTTTTGCCTGTAGTTTGGTGTGTGCCCCGGCTCGGGTTGGCGCTTGTGCGGTAATGTCGCGGCGCTTTCCGGTGACATCCCGCATGGTGGCGCGGGCTACCCACGCCCCGCCTTTCGTCTTTCGCACCGTGATTTGGCCGTGTGATCCTATGGGCAGGGGTGGGCGCGCCATATGGTGTTACTCCTCGCTCTCTTGTTCCTCTATACGGCCGCGTAGGCGGCGGTGAGTGTTTCCCACGGGTCTACCTCGCGTTTTTCAGTGAGGCGGCGAAAGACTTCGGCCCCTAGCGCACTGTCTGTTGCGTGGGTGAGGTCGGGCGCGGGCGCGGCCCGCAGTTCCGCTACCTCGGCGGGGGTGATCGAACCGTTGGCCTTGAGCATTTCTAGCAGGTCAAGGTCGGTTGCCCGGTGGATAGCTACCATGTCGTCGATGGTGAAGGGCTGATCGCCGCGCATGCGCCGGTAGAGGGAGTTGTACTCTAGCCCTGTTTCCCTGGATAGGGCGGTTACGGACAGTCCAAGTTTTTGTTTTATGTAGTTTCCTAGGCTCATGCAATTAACTTTACACCTTCTGTTTAAGTTTTTACTGGTTGTGAAAAATTTTTTGGCCGTTTTTACCCCGCAAACATGCGAAATTCACAAAATTTTGTGAATAATCGCCAAAAAATTGGCATTTTCTACAAAAATTTTGGTGTATGCTGGTTACACAGCCACCCGGCAACGGGAGAACGAAAGTGAATCAGAGGTAACAACAGTGATTGAGATTCTGAACCCCGATGTTCTCAGGATGGCTAAAGCAAACCTGGGAATAGACACCAATTCAGACTTGGCAAACTTCCTCGGCGTATCAGTGAACACACTAGCGAACTGGCGCAACGGTGTAGGGCGAGGCCCGAGCATCGGGCACCTAGCGAGACTGCACCGGGCAACCGGGCTAGAGCTTAGCGACATGGTAACCACCCGAGAGAAGACGAAAGCAGCATAGACAGCTGCAGAAGCAACAGAGACTTTAGAGCCGCCAGGGGGCACCCAGTGACAGAGGGGAAATTCTGGTTAGGGCTAGCTGATTGATAACCGTATAGAGAGTGACGCGGGGCGTGTGAAAACCCATCCCCCTAGTATCCGTTGAGTTCGATAATCCCGCCCGCGTCACTGATTAGCCCGCACATGGTTGGCCGCGCACTAGGGGCATATGTATGCGGCACCGGTGGTTCGATTCCACCGGCGGGCACGACACAACCACCCCGGTTGTGTACGGGCATAAAAGTGTCGCCGCCCGGTAGGAAAGCCGG